TGAACCAGCAATTTGGCCCAAAGCATAAGCAATTTTCTCGGTCATGCGGTTAAAGGCGTTTACGACTCTTGGGTCAGTAGCGATTTCTTCAAGAGTTTTCTTGATTCGTTCTAAAGCAGCTTTGATACGCTCTAAACCTTCTGGCCTAAACGCTGCATCAAAACCTTTTTTGAAGAGGTCAAACAACCCTTTCAGCTTATCTCCAAGACCATCAAAAATGCTCTTGAATTTGTTGTCCATGTCGGTCAACTCGACTTCTGGCAAAATGTCTTTGAAAGGTCCGCCACCGCCTCCCTTTCCTTTACCACCTTTGCCTCCGCCACCGCCTCCACCGCCTCCAGAACCGCCTGCGTCGTCGTCTTTTGGTTTTTGTAAGATGTTAATCTCATCAAATCCCATTAGACCAAGCAATTCTTTAGCGGCCTTCTTAGCGTTTTTGGCCGAGTCTCCAAGATTGTCAGCAAGTCCTCCTGCTGAATCTCCAGCGTCGTCCACTGCGTCAGCAAGGTCTCCTGCTCCGCCTGCAGCGTCTTTCATGGCGTTACCCATGTCTCCAACTGCACCACCAACACCATCTTTTACCGTTGCCTTCTTGTTGAACATCAAAGCGATAAACTCTGCAAGTTTTGCCGTAACGTTCTTCAAGACCATAGCAAAAGAGTTCAAGACAGGCATGATCGCATTGATAATCGGTAACATAGCATTACCCAAATTCAATGCACTATCTTTCATCAACGACTTAAATAAGCTGATACTTCCGTTGACTGAGTTGGACAAGGTATCACCATACTTGGCTGTAGCCTGTTCCAAGATAGCCATAAGACGGATTTGTTGCTGGGTTTGATAGTCCAACTGTTGCCAGCTCTGTCCGTTTGCGAACTTCTTAAAAGCTTCAGTAGACTCAATCATAGCCACATTGACGTTGATTCCTAAGTCTTCAATTGCTTCGGTGTTACCTAGCAAACCTGAGCGAATACGCTCCATAACGTCTGTAATGCTACGACCTGAACCTTCTGCAATAACTGCTGAGGTCTGCAACATCTTAGCAGTATAGGCGCTTAGCTTGTTGGTATCTTTAATAAATCCAGAAAATAGGTTTGAGTAGACTGCACCGTAGTTGGTAGCCTCACCTACACCCATATTCATAGCGTTAGCATTATCGTTAACCCATTTTAAGAAAGATTGCGAACTCTCGCCCATCTGTCGCTTAATTTGGTTCATAGACGCTGATACTTCAAGAGCCGTCTGCGCTGAATACATCCCAACATCAAGCAATTTCTTACCAAGGATTGCAAAACCAGCGAACTTAGCTAGCTTACCAAACGCACTACCGATAGAATTCGACTGTTCACGAACTTTGGCAGTGGCATTCTTCACTTGGTCAGATGTTCCCTTGACC